GTATTAATTCACGCCTATTCATAAGTTCAGGTTATATGATCGTCAACAAAACACAGCTTTCTGGAATTATTGGAAGGTCAGAAAACTGGCTGACCGATATGCAGAAACAGCATGATTTCCCGATTCACCAGAGGGGAAGAGGCCGCGCAGGACAGCTTTATGACACGGCGAAGGTCATTGAGTGGATGGAAAAAAGGCAAGTTGCCAATGTTGCGGGAAATCAAACATTAATTGACCTTGATGAAGGCAAGCGCAGAAAGATGGCGGCGGAGGCTGGGCTGGCAGAGCTTGAGCTTTTGAAAGAGCAAGGCGCAGTCATTGAAATTGACAAAGTGGCGGATGAAATTGGGGAGCAGTTAAGTCACTTCAAAGCAAAAATGCTGTCATTGCCATCAAGGCTGAGTGCTCAAATTTTTACGGCAAAAGACATAAAAGAAGTTCGTTCCATTTTGGAAGAATCAATAAACGAGGCGCTAAATGAAGTTCGAGGAATCGGTTTTACTGATGCAACTGGAGAATCTGAGGAAGAGGATTCAGGAGCAATTCCAGAACAGACTTAAACCACCGCCAAAGCTGAGTGTCAGCGAGTGGGCGGATGAGTTCCGCAAACTCAGCCCTGAGTCGTCGGCAGAGCCTGGTTCATGGAATACAGCGCGCGCGGAATACCAGCGCGGGATTATGGACGCCGTATCGAATCACAACGTCAGAGAAGTGATTGTCATGACCTCGGCGCAAGTTGGAAAAACTGAGATCATCAACAACATCGTAGGCTTCCATGTATCGCAAGACCCAAGCCCAATCCTCGTGGTGCAACCAACCCTCGATATGGCGCAGACTTGGTCAAAAGACCGGCTTGCTCCTATGTTGCGTGATAGTCCTGTTCTTAGCGGGCTTGTTAAAGACCCTCGAGCTCGCGATTCAGGCAATACGACTTTGCACAAGGTATTCCCTGGTGGCCATATCACTGCTTGTGGCGCTAATAGCCCTTCCTCTCTTGCTTCTCGGCCTATCCGTGTTGTTTTGTGTGACGAGGTTGACCGATACCCTGTCTCGGCTGGCTCGGAGGGCGACCCGATAAGCCTAGCCAAGAAGCGGGCGACAACATTTTGGAACCGCAAGATCGTGCAAGTGTCGACACCGACAAACAAGGGGGCGAGCAGGATTGAAATGTCATTCGATGAATCAGATAAACGAAAATTCCATGTGAACTGCCCGCACTGCGACCACCAGCAGGTCATGGCGTGGTCAAACGTGAAGTGGGAGCAGGACAAGCCGGAAACGGCGCGGTATGCCTGCACCAGTTGCGGCTCGCTTTGGGACGAGCCCGAGCGCATACGGGCTATCCGTGGCGGCGAGTGGATTGCGACTGCGCCGTTCAATGGCGTGGCCGGTTTTCACCTGTCGGCGATGTACTCGCCATGGACGCCGCTGGCCGATGGCGTGCGCGATTTTCTGGAGGCCAAGAAGCAACCGGCAACGCTCAAGGTGTGGGTGAACACCTATCTCGGCGAGACATGGGAGGAGCAAGGCGAGCAGGTCGACGACTACGAGCTGTCCAACCGCGCGGAGGATTGGGGCGACGCGCTGCCTGCCGATGTGCTGATTTTGACCGCTGGCGTGGACGTACAGGATGACCGGCTGGAGGCGGAGATCATCGGATGGGGCAAGGACGAGGAATCGTGGTCGGTGGCGTACAAAACGATCTACGGCGACCCGTCATCGCCTGTTGTTTGGCGCGATCTGGACGAGTTCTTGGGCCAGTCGTTTGAGCACGAGTTTGGCAACGACATGATCGTGCGGGCAAGCTGCATCGACTCGGGCGGCCACCACACACAGGCGGTTTACAAATACGTGGCACCGCGTGAGGGCAAGCGGATATTTGCGATCAAGGGCGTTGGCGGAGAAGGCAGGCCGCTGTTGGGCAAGCCGTCAAAGAACAACATCGGCAAGATCAAACTGTTCCCTGTTGGCGTTGACACGGCCAAGCACCTGCTGTTTTCGCGCTTTAGGATTGCCGAGCCAGGGCCTGGTTACTGCCACTTCCCTGTTGGCCGCGAGGATGAGTATTACAAGCAACTGACAGCCGAGAAGATCGCCACGCGGTACCACAAGGGGTTTGCGCGGCGTGAGTTCGTGAAATCGCGGGCAAGGAACGAGGCGTTGGACGTTAGGGTGTACGGCATGGCCGCGCTGGCCTTGTTGAATGTAAACTTGGCGAATATGGCAAAACGTGTGGAGCTTACGCGCCAGGCTGATGCCGAGGTAAAAAAAGACGTCAAACCGCTGAAGAAACGGCCAAGTGCTGGATTTGTGAACGGCTGGCGATAAAATATCCTAGAATCTCACAAACTACGGGTGGCCTATGTCTAACCTTTTTGACGTTTCCAATGCTCCTACGATTGAACCGGAAACGGTTGTCGCTGGCGACTTCATTCAATGGAAACGAATAGACCTTGGCGCTGATTATCCGAACACCGCTTACACGGCCACCTATGTCGCACGCATCACAGGCGGCGGCAACACCGAAGTTCAGGTGGTAGGCACAGCCAGCGGAAGCGACTATCTTTTCACGGTTTCAAGCACAACTTCAGCAGACTTTGTGCAAGGCCTTTATCACTGGCAGCTTGAGATCAAGCGCAACTCAGACAACAACCGCATCGTTGTTGATCGCGGATATTTCACGGCAATCGCCGATCTTGACGTCAACGGCGCAGACCCGCGCACGCACGCTGAGATCATGGTGGCAAAGATTGAGAGCATCTTGTCCGGCAAGGCCGACTCGGATGTTGCAAGCTACTCGGTGGCCGGTCGCAGTCTAACGAAAATGTCATTCCGAGAGCTGATTGAGGCGCGTGATTACTATCGCTCAGAGGTTCGCAAAGAGCAAATCAGCGAGCGAATTCGTCGCGGCCAAGCAACGGGCGCGACAGTACAAGTACGATTTGGGGGTAATTGATGGCGCTTTTTGATATTTTTTCTCGCAAGAAAAAGGTCGCAAAGCGGTCTTATGCAGGCGCAAACACGGGGCGCTTGTTCAGCGACTTCATCGCGTCATCCAAGTCCGCAGACCAAGAGATCAAAACGGCGCTTTTGATTCTTCGCAACCGATGCCGCGATCTCGCGCGCAACAACGAATACGCCAAGCGATTTTTGGCCTTGGCCAAATCAAATGTGGTCGGCGAGCGCGGCGTTACCTTGCAGGTTAAGGCTCGCAACGACAACGGCGCGATTGATTCGTTTGGCAACAAGACAATTGAGACAGCGTGGGACAAGTGGGGCAAGAAAGGCACCTGCACCGTTGATGGCCGATTCTCGTGGGTTGACGCCCAGCGTTTCTGGGTTGAATCGCTTGCTCGCGATGGCGAGGTTTTGGTTCGCAAGGTGACATATCCAAACCAGTTCGGCTTTGCGCTTGAATTTTTGGAGCCCGACCTTCTGGACGAGAACTACAACGACGACTTGGCCAACGGCAACATCATTCGCATGAGCGTGGAGCTTGACCCATTCCGTCGTCCTGTGGCTTATTGGCTGCTTACAAAACACCCTGGCGATGTCAACATGACGATGGCTTTGACTGGCCCTCGTATTCGCGTACCTGCCGACAAAATCCTGCACCACTACCTGATGGAGCGTGCGCAGCAAACGCGTGGCGTGCCATGGATGGCCCCTGCGATTGCCAGCTTGAAGATGCTTCACGGCTACCGCGAGGCAGAGCTTGTGGCCGCACGCACCGGCGCGTCGAAGATGGGTTTCTTCACATCACCATCTGGCGATGGCTTCACAGCCGACGACATGGACGAAAAAATCCCAGTGATGGAAGCTGACCCAGGTACGTTTCACCAATTGCCGCAAGGCGTTAGTTTTCAAGCGTTTGACCCTACGCATCCAACAACAGCGTTTGCCGACTTCGAGAAAGCGATTCTGCGCGGAATCGCATCTGGCCTTGGCGTTTCATATACCAGCCTTGCAAACGATCTCGAAGGCGTGTCTTACTCGTCCATCCGCCAGGGCACGATTGAAGACCGCGACCAGTGGAAGGTGATGCAGGATATGCTGGTGCAACACTTCGTTGAGCCGGTTTACCGCGACTTCTTGGCATCAATCATGGAGAATCGTTACATCTCCATCCCATCAAGCCGTTTTGACAAATTCGCCGATGCAACCGTATTCCGCGCGCGCGGCTTCCAATGGGTTGACCCGCTCAAGGAAATGAACGCGGCTGTCGTTGGCTTGAACAACGGCATCCTCTCGATGCAAGACGTTGCCAACCAGTATGGCCGCGACGTGGAGGAAACTTTTGACCAGATCAAGGCAGAAAAAGAGCTGGCTGAAGACTTCGGAATCTCTCTGGCCTTCCAGCCGTTTGGCCCCAAACTGCCAGCACCATCGGAGGTAAGCGATGCCAGTACCGAATGAAGCGATGAAGGAAGAGGCTCAGCGCGGCCTTGATTGGCGCGATGAGTTTGGCCGTGGCGGTACTGAGGTCGGCATCGCTCGGGCGCGAGATATTGTGAATGGCCGCGATCTTTCGGACGAGACGGTTGGCCGCATGGTCAGCTATTTCGCGCGTCACGAGGTTGACAAAGAGGCTGAGGGCTTTCGTCCTGGCGAGGAAGGCTACCCGTCAAACGGTCGCATCGCGTGGGCTTTGTGGGGCGGCGACCCTGGTCGCGCTTGGGCAGAGCGAGAGTATGAAAAAATCCAAGGCGACAGATCGGCTGAAAAAAATACTCAAGCATCGAATGAGTTGTTAGAATCTGCAAAACCTGAAGGAACGGTTATGACAAACGAAGAACGCGCAGTGGTGAGCCTTTCTGTTCACGTTGACACAGAAGACTTGTCCGAAATCATTGAGGCACAAGCCGAAGCAGAAGCGACCGTGATGGCCGCTGAAGCAGAGACTGCCACCGAAGCGGATGTTGTCGAAGAGGTCGAAGTCGAGATGGACGACATGCGCAAATCAACTGAACGCCTGACACGCGCAGACGCCATGGAAGCTCGCATTGATTCCGAGACAGACCGCCGCGTGTCAATGTCTATTTCAAGCGAATCGCCTGTTTCTCGTTACTATGGCGACGAAATCCTAGACCACAATTCCGACTCAATTGACCTCGAGTTTATGAACTCAGGTCGTGCGCCTTTATTGCTTGACCATGACCCGTCACAGCAAATTGGCGTGATCGAATCTGTATCCCTCGATGGCTCGGCTCGCAAGTTGCGGGCGACAGTGCGTTTCGGTAAGAGCGCATTGGCTTCGGAGGTGTACGGAGACGTTGCCGATCAAATCCGTGGCAATGTTTCTATCGGCTACTCCATCTCCAAGATGGTCAAAGAGGCTGATGGCAAAACATACCGCGCGACTGCTTGGCGACCTGTTGAAGCGTCGATCGTTTCTATCCCTGCCGACACGTCCGTTGGCGTTGGTCGAAGCGAGAGCGTGAATACAACCTCTGAAGCTGTGGTAGAAAAACCACAAATTACCGAAACCCCTGTCGAAGTGGCACAACATACTCAAGTCACAGAGACAGAAAGAAAGGACACGAAAATGGAAAACTCCGCAACCGTTGCCGTTGAAAGCCGCGCTTTTGACGCTCCCATCCAAGCCGAAATCGGTTTGACCAAAAAAGAAGTTCGTCAATTCAGCTTCTTGAAGGCCATCAACGCCATGGCTAACCCACAAGACAAACGCGCACAAGATGCAGCCGCTTTCGAGCGTGAAGTATCTGAAGCAGCCGTGAAGACTTATGGCCGCGCAGCACAAGGCATCTTCGTGCCAAACGACGTGATCTTCGGCAAGCGTGACCTGACTGTTGGCACATCCAACGCTGGTGGCTACACCGTTGCAACTGACTTGATGGCCGATTCGTTCATCGAAATGTTGCGCAATCGCTCTGTGGTGCAACGCGCTGGCGCAACCGTAATGAACGGCTTGGTCGGCAACGTGGCAATCCCCAAGCAATCCGCTGGCGCGACTGCTTACTGGGTGGCTGAGTCTGGCGCTCCAACAGAGAGCCAACAAACTCTGGCCCAAGTGACCATGTCTCCAAAGACCGTGGGCGCTTACACCGATTTCAGCCGCAAGCTGATGTTGCAGTCGAGCATCGACATTGAGAGCTTTGTGCGCCGTGACTTGGCTCAAGTCATCGCCTTGGCAATCGACGCCGCTGCCTTGTACGGTACAGGCTCAAACAACCAGCCCACAGGCGTGAAGGCCACCTCTGGCGTGAACACCAAGGACTTCGCAGCCACTACGCCCACATTCGCTGAATTGGTCGCAATGGAGTCTGAAGTTGCCGCTGACAACGCAGATATCGGCACAATGAGCTATCTGTTCAACCCAGCACAACGCGGCTCGTTGAAAACCACAGAGAAGTCCAGCACATCCGCTGGTCAATTCGTGTGGGAACCAGGCAACACTGTGAACGGCTACCGCACAGAAGTTTCAAACCAAGTCACCGCCGGTGACGTGTTCTTTGGCAACTTTGCTGACTTGTTGATCGGCTTCTGGTCTGGCCTCGACCTGACCGTTGACCCTTACAGCAACAGCACCAGCGGCACCGTTCGCGTGGTTGCATTGCAGGACGTGGACATTGCCTTGCGCAACGCCGTGTCGTTCTGCTACGGCGACGCTGATATCGCTTAATGAACAAGGGGGGTTAACAGCCCCCCTCATCTTTACTGGAGATTGAAATGGTTAATTTTGGCGATAACGCAACAGCCGTTGCATTGATTCCCGTTGACACGATCACAACAACCACGACTGGCTCTGCCGTTGATTTGGTTGATTACGATGGGGAAGCTGCCGTAATTTTGAACTGCGGTGCAGGCGGTGCAGGCGCGACTTGTGACGTCAAACTGACTCACAGCGACACATCTGGCGGTTCATACACAGACGTGACTGGCGCGACATTCACGCAAGTCGGCAACGCTGCAAGCCATCAAAAAATCAGCATCAACACAAACGAAATGAAGCAGTTTGTGAAGGCTGTTTGTACTGTTGCAGGCACCGCGTCTTATGAGATCGCTGTGTCTTTGGTCGCGGTTAAGAAATACCTGCCATGACCCACGTAGTGTTTAATCGAAACACGATCACAAGTCAAGGCAAAGCCCGTGTTGGCGATGTTCTTGACTTGCCTGATTACGAGGCAAAGAGCCTGATCAACTATGGCCGCTGCTCTGAAACAAACGCAGCGCCAAAAGCTCAAGCACAAAGCATCGCCATTGACGAGCTGGAGAATACCAGCTTCGACACCGATGAATTGCAAAACACAAGCATTGGTCTGGAATCTTCGGATGCAGAGCCAGTGATTCGCCGTGGGCGTCCAAAGAAGGCTAAATAATGGCAGTCGAGACCGCCGCTGATCGATTGGTTTTCTTGGCCGACTTCGGCCAATCCGTGACCTACACAGTTCAAGGCGGCTCACCTGCGACCATTACGGCCATCTTCGACAATCAATTCGTTGAGGTTGATTCTGGTGGCACCGTTGGGTTTGCCATTCAGCAACCTCGGCTGACTTGCCGCACGCAAGACGTTGTCAATTGCACAGAAGGCGACACTTTCGTGATCTCTGGCACAACTTACCTTTCGCGCATCGTGCAAGATGATGGCACCGGCATGACCGAGATCGTTTTGGAGAAACAATGAGCCACATCCGCAAGCAAATCCGCGATGCGCTTGTGACCGCTGTGACGGGCCTCACAACGACTGGTTCGCGCGTTTACCGCAGCCGCGTCTATCCGCTGGAATCTGGCAAGTTGCCAGGGCTTTGCGTTTACACGAAATCCGAGGAGGTCATTAACTCCACCATGACCCGCCCACGCACGCAAATGCGCCAGCTTGAGGCTTCGGTCGAAGCGTATTTGATGGCGAACACAAATTTCGACGACACGCTGGACACAATCGCGGTCGAAATAGAGGAAGCGATTTATTCAAACGCGGCCTTGAACGCCTTGGTCAAGCAGATCAACATCACCGGCTTTGAGGCCGATTACTCTGGCGATGGCGAAAAGGTCGTCGGGGTTGGAAATTTCAACGTGCAGATAATTTACTCGGCGCGAGAAAACGATATCGAAACCGCCGCTTGATGTGGCAAAATAGTAAAACTTGAAAGGGGCTAAAAATGGCAACTCACACCGGCTCAGAAGGCACAATCAAAGTTGGCAGCGACACCGTTGGTGAAATTCGCAGCTACTCTATCAGCGAAACCGCTGACACCATCGAGGACACTTCTATGGGCGACGCAAGCCGCACATACAAGACCGGCCTTAAGAGCTTCACAGCTTCTGTGGACGTTTTCTGGGACGAAGGCGATACAGGCCAAGGCGCTTTGACCGTTGGCTCAAGCGTTACGCTGAACGTCTACCCAGAAGGCGCTACAACTGGCGACAAATACTTCACAGGCTCTGCAATCGTCACCGGCTTGACCGTCAACGGCTCCTTCGATGGCATGGTCGAGGCTTCGTTGACATTGCAAGGCACTGGCGCCCTGTCACTTAGCACCGCAAGCTAATGAAGGCGATTGAGCTTGCAAAGGCTCATTTTAAAACGCTCCAAACTAAGACCATTGAGGTTGCAGAATGGGGTGATGAGAATGGGCCATTGCTGATTTACGTGGAGCCTTTCACGCTCAAAGACAAGGCAAAGCTCCAAGCCGTAACGAAGGTTTCAGGCAGTGAGATCGACGCCCTTGTTGAATTGGTCGTGATGAAGTCGCTGGACAAAAACGGCGAAAAGCTCTTTACCATTGACGACAAGCACGCGCTTCGCAATGCTGTTGATTCGCGCATCCTAGAGCGCATTTCGACAGAGATCATGCGCGTAGACTTTGGGAGTCTTGAAAAAAACTAACGGAGACTCCTGAACGCCAATTCATGTTTTTTCTTGCTGAGAAATTACATAAAACAGTCGCAGAGATTGAGGAAATGAGCGTTGAGGAGTTCACCGAATGGCAGATATGGCTGAAGATTCAGCGAGAACGGAGCAAAGATGGCAGCGCAAGACCTAAAAATTGACATTCTTGCGACCGATAAAACCGGTGCCGCATTTCGCTCTGTTCAAAGCGGTCTTAGCCAGGTCAACGCAGCCACGTCCAGCGTCCGTAATGCGATGGTTGGACTTGGCGGCGCGATTGCTGCGCTTGGCGCTCTGACCTATGTGCGCAACGTCATCAACATCGCCGACAGCATGGATGAGCTGTCCAAGCGCACTGGCATCGCTGTTGAAACGCTTTCGTCGCTGTCAAACACAGCGGCCTTGGCAGGTTCAAGCCAAGAGGAGCTTGGAAGCGCCCTCATTCGTTTAAACAAGAGCATCGCCGAGGCCGCTTCAGGCAGCAAGGAGCAGGCGCTTGCGTTTTCTGGCCTTGGCGTTTCTGTGCAGGATGCCGAGGGCAAGATTCGATCAACCACCGATGTTTTGGCTGACATTGCAGACGCTTTTTCGCGCGTTGACGATGGCGCGGTTAAGACGCAATACCAGATGGCCTTGTTTGGCAAGTCTGGCGCAAACCTGAACGAGTTTTTGAGCAAGGGCTCGGCTGGCATCAAAGAGTTTGGTGCATCAATGAGCACTGAATTTGCAGATCAGTCAGCCACATTTAACGACAGACTTTCATGGCTTAGTCAGCAAATCCAAAAGAAGATAGGCGAGAAGGCTTTGCCTTTGCTCCAGTTCTACAACAAAGAAATGGAAAAGGTAATGGACATTGAAAAAATGTCCCGTGTCGGTGGTGGTCGTGGATTTGTAAACCCAGAGCTCGTCAAGCCGGATTCAGTTACGCTCAAACCTCTTGACCCATCGGTTGCCAAAAATGCTGAGGAAGTCGCAAAGAAGCTGCAGGACATAAACGACGAAATCCTAAAAATGACAAAGGGAGAAAACGAGCTTGCGGTTGCTCAGTTTTCTCGAATGACAGGCGTTACAAAGCCACAAATAAAGCAGTATGAAGATTTGCTGCGTCAAAAAGAATTGTTGTCATCGCAAGATCGCGAGCTTGAGGCTGCTGGCCGAGAAGCGGATGAACTTGCAAAAAAAGCATTTCAAGACAGAGTTGATCGTTTAAGCAAAGGTAAAAAGATCACAGAGGAGATGCGCACTCCGATGGAGGTCTACAACCAAACCATTGCGGATTTGAATATTCTTGTGAATGAAGGCTCAATCGGCTGGGAAACATACGACCGCGCGAGTGCAAAAGCATTCGAGGATTTTGTTAAAAATACTGACCCAGTAAAAGATCAAATTGCCGAACTCAAATATGCTGTAGAAGGATGGGGCAGGGATTTCACCAATATGATGGCCGATGCTGCCATGGGTGGAAAGCTATCGTTTAAGGACATGGCTAACTCGATCATCCGCGATCTAATCCGCATCCAGATTCAAAAGTCGATCACCGACCCTTTGGTGAAGGCAGGAACTAGCTTTTTGGACAGCTATATTAATCCAGGCAAGGTAGACGGTGCGCGAGCCATGGGTGGCCCTGTGACGGGCGGTCAGTCGTATTTGGTTGGCGAAAACGGCCCTGAGATATTCGTTCCACGCTCTTCAGGTTCAATTGACAACGACCCAAGCGGCGGCGGCGGCGTGACCGTCCATCAAACAATCAACCTGTCGGCTGGCGTTTCTCAGACCGTCCGCGCGGAGGTCATTGGTATGATGCCAAGAATCATGGAAGCAACCAAGGCGGCGGTGGCCGACAGCAAGCGTCGAGGCGGCTCATTTGGAAAGATGATGGCATAAGATGGCAGTCACATACCCTCTCGCAATACCGACCAACAAAGGGCTGGCAAAGGTACGGCTTACCGCCAACAACGTGGTCGGCGTGTCGCAATCTCCGTTCACAGCCCGCCAGCAGGTCTACAAATACACTGGCCAGTTTTGGGAGGCCGATATTTCTCTGCCACCGATGAAACGCGCAGACGCCGAGTATTGGATTTCCTTTTTGTTGAAGCTCAACGGCTCATACGGAACATTTCTGCTTGGCGACCCAAACGGCGCAACAGCACGCGGAGTTGCAACCGGCACACCCCTTGTCAAAGGCGCAAACCAAACTGGCACCGACTTGATTACCGATGGATGGACACCGAACACGACTGGCATTTTGAAAGCTGGCGATTACATTCAGCTTGGCGGAGCAGCTTCATCTTTGCTCCACAAGGTTTTGGACGATGTGAATTCAGACAGCTCCGGCAATGCAACCCTTACTTTGTGGCCAGACCTGCGCTCGGCTCCGTCCGATAATGCGCCAATCGTGGTATCGGCTCCGAAGGGAGTTTTTAGGCTGACAGCGGGCCAACAATCATGGGATATTAACGAGGCAACGTTCTACGGCATCACGTTCGGTGCTAGAGAGGCGTTGTAATGTCTCGCTCCCTGCCATCGGCACTTGCCACTCAATTTGACGCAACCGAGCTCAAACCGTTTTACGCTGTCGAGCTACTTTTTGATTCTGGCGACCTTCGCTTTTGGACGGGTTACGGCAACATCACGGCAAACGGAGAGACTTGGTCTGGTGCGGGTAGCGTTATGGGGTTCTCCGAGGTTTCGGAGGCAACCGACCTATCGGCAAACGGCATTACGATCACGCTGACTGGTCTTGATGCGCAGATTATTTCGATCATGCTGGGCGAGAACTATCGCGGCAGGTCGGCCAAGATTTATTTGGGGGCTTTGGACGCAACCAACCAACCTGTCTCGGATATGTACCAGATATTCGCAGGCCGCATGGATGTGATGACGCTCCAAGAGGATGGTTCAACAGCCACCGTTGCGATTGCCGTGGAAAACGTGATGATTGACCTCGACCGTCCGCGCACAAGAAAACTGACAAACGAGGAACAATTAGAACGCTTCCCTGGCGATGAATCCCTCTCCGGTGTTGCACAATTGCAAGATCGTCAGATCGCTTGGGGTAGATAATGGGATTCAGTCTAAGTAATGTTTTCAAGTCGGTCGTTACGGCCGTCGTTGTTGCGGCGGCTGTTTACTATCTCGGCCCAGCGTCAATCTCAGCGGGCCAAACATTTACGGCGTTTGCGAGTACTGCAGCAATCATGGCGGGCGCTGCGTCTGCTGTCTCTCAGGTTTTAGCAGAAACGCCCAAGGATTTTGACCTTGGCTCACAATTGAGAGGCCAGCTCGTATCGTCTCGGCAGGCGGCAGGCGATGCAATGATCGTCTATGGCAAATCGCGCGTTGGCGGGACGATCGTGCACATGGAGACTGCTGGCTCAAAAAACGAAACCATGTATATGGCAATCGCCATGGCTGGACATGAGATCGACAGCGTCCAAAACGTCTATGTTGCCGACGAGAAATTTGCGCTCACCCCAAGCGGTGGCATCTACACGATCAACTATAAAGGCAGCACAAGCGCGATCAATTTCGATTACGCCACAGGCACAGCAACGCAATCTGCCATGGAGTTGTTTTCTGGCACTGCGGCGTCAGCATTTCAGTTCAAAGGTATCGCCACACTTGGCGTAAAGCTTGTTTTCGACGCTGACAAATTCCCGCAAGGTCTTCCAAACGTCACGGCAGAAATCCAAGGCAAGAAGGTCTACGACCCGCGCGATACCACAACTGCATATTCAACAAATGCGGCGCTTTGCATTCGCGATTACCTGACGGACGTTGATTACGGTTTTGCCGCGACAGATGACGAGATTGACAACGATTCATTCATTGCGGCGGCTGAAATTTGCGACGAGGACGTGACGCTTGCAGAAGGCGGCACAGAGAAACGCTACACGATCAACGGCGCTTTCAGCTCCGGCGAGAAGCCAAAAGAAATCCTGTCGAAGATGCTCACTGCTTGCGGTGGAAGCCTTGCATATATTGGCGGCAAGTGGACTTTGAAGGTGGCAGAATATCGCTCGCCGACGGTCACGCTTGATGACGATGATCTGGTTGGTGCCGTATCCGTTCAAGGCTCGCAATCACGCCGAGATATTTTCAACGCTGTCAAGGGCACTTATTCGGAGCCGGACGCGCTTTACCAACTAAGCAGCTTCCCTCCGGTCACCAATGCGCTCTATACCTCGCAGGACAACGAGAAAATCTGGAAGGACATTCAATTCCCGTTCACGACCTCGGTGGCATCTTGCCAGCGCCTTGCAAAAATCGACCTTGAGAAATCTCGCCAACAGATTAGCGTGAACTTGTCTTGCAACCTGAAAGCGTTTCAACTGCAACCAGGCGACAACGTCAATTTAAATTTCAGCAGATACGGTTGGAGCTCAAAGGTTTTCGAGGTGATCGACTGGTCGTTCTCGTTCACAAACTCCGAAACAGGCTCCACGCCTATCGTGAACCTGACATTGCGCGAGACAGCATCCGGCGTCTACGATTGGAATTCTGGCGACGAGACGGTTGTTGACATTGCCCCAAATACCAACCTGCCTGACCCGTTCACCGTGACAGAGCCAGGAGTGGCAACCACAGACGTTTTAGAGATAGCAGCAGAGACGGTCATCACCAAGCTGGTGGTCACGTTATCCGGCTCGGCATCATTTCAAAACCGATATGAGGTGCAGGCCAAGATCAGCACCGCGACAGAATGGATTAATTTAGGGCAAGCAACGGGCTTCATTTTTGAGCTTTACAACGTGATCGACGGTGCGACTTATAACGTTCGCGCAAGGGCAATAAATACGCTTGGCGTTCGATCTGAATGGGCCTTGGATTCTCATGGAGTTGTTGGCAAGACAGCCCCACCAGAGGATGTGACCGGCTTCTCAATCAACATCGTTGGCACGCAAGCCTATCTGACATGGAACCCAGTTGGCGACCTTGATCTGAGCCATTACCGAATCCGTCACTCGCGTTTGACAACTGGTGCGGTTTATTCGGACGCTATTGACTTGGTCGAGAAGGTGCCTCGCCCTGGGGTTTTTGCTGTGGCTCCAGCCATGACCGGCACTTACTTTATCAAGGCGATTGACAAGCTAGGCAACGAATCCATGGGCGTGGCAGAGATCGTGGCGATCATTGAGGACATAAAAGGCCTCAACGCCATTGAAACTGTCACGGAATCACCATCGTTCGCTGGTTCTAAAACAGAATGCCACGTCAACGATGAGGGTTTTCTTGTTCTTGATACGGCAATCGACTTTGACAGCGCCACAGGCCTGTTTGACGATGTTGATGGAGATTTCGACGGTGGTGGAGGCACAACATCGACAGAGGGCACCTACTATTTCGCCCAGACAGTTGATCTCGGCTCTGTTTACACATCGCGCGTGACCTCGAATATCACCGTTGGCCGCGTTGATTATGTAAACCTGTTCGATGACCCAACCGAGCTGTTTGACGAGCGCACAGGTCTGTTTGATGGCGACCCAAACACCTACGGCGACACTAACGTCGAGTTCTACATCGCAACTACAGAAGACGACCCAGCAGGAACGCCTGTTTGGACGGATTACCGCCGATTCTTTGTTGGCGACTACAAGGCCCGCGCGTTTAAGTTCAAGATCGTTTTGACGGCTCAAAATGGCGATTCAAGCCCGACCGTCTCTGCATTGTCGGTGTCGATTGATATGCCAGACCGTGTGGCAGCAGGTAACGACCTTGTTTCTGGCTCTGGAGCTTACGCCGTGACGTTCAGCCCAGCGTTTAAGGTAGCACCTGCCATTGGTATTGCTGCGCAAAATTTGGCTCAAGGCGATTACTATTCAATAACCTCGAAATTAGCGTCTGGCTTTACAATCACATTCAGAAATTCGGGCGGAACAGCAGTCAGCCGAACCTTTGACTATGTGGCAAAAGGATATGGCGAGCTTGCCATTTAAGGAGTAAAAATTGTCTCAACATGATCTCACCATTGCGAATCAGGGCTTCCCTGCGTTTCGCTCAGACTTGAATGACGCGCTCCAGGCGCTCGGCTCCATGCAAAGCGGAACAAGTGCGCCAGCCACGACATTTGCCAACATGCTTTGGTATGACACGACAAATAACATCGTGAAGATGCGCAACGAAGACAACGATGCGTGGATTTCGCTCTTTACGCTTGACCAATCAGGCGATTTGGTTTCTGCAATCTCTGCTGCTACTGGTTCGTTTGGGGCTTTGTCTGCTACTGGCAACGTGACGCTTGGAGATTCGAGCAGCGACACGGCTACTGTGAACGCAAAGACTACTTTTGGCAGTGAAATTTCTGCACCAAACACGTTTGGCTTCAAGAACCGCATCATCAATGGTGCGATGGTGATTGACCAGCGTAATGCGGGGGCTAGTGTTACGATTTCTTCTACAACGGGATATGGGCCAGACCGTTTTCGTTGCGATTCCGCTTCTACACAAAGCATCACTGTGCAGCAGGTTAATCCTAGCCTATCGGGATTTTCTACCAGCCTTTTGTACACCGTAGGAACAGGCAGTACAGTTGCTGGCGATAACTCTGAGATTGTCCAGTTTGTTGAGGGCTATAACGTAGCTGACTTGCAATTTGGCACGGCAAACGCACAAACAATTACGTTGTCTTTCTGGGCAAAATCAAGTCTTACAGGAACATTTGGCTTGATTCTTGAGAATGGTGCTTCAAACCGACAATACGTTACGACCTACTCTATTCCTGTTGCAAACACTTGGACATACATCACCAAGACGATTGTCGGCGACAACTCTGGAACGTGGCTTTATACCAACGGTCGTGGCATTACTGTTCGTTGGGACATGGGTGTTGGCATTACAAACAGTATTGCAGCAACAAATGCGTGGGGTACATCTGCTGGTGTTGGTGTAACAGGCACTACAAAACTGACTCAGACAACGGGCGCAACATTTAACATCACAGGCGTTCAACTAGAAAAAGGTTCAACCGCAACGAGCTTTGACTACCGCCCGTATGGTACTGAGTTGGCTTTGTGTCAGCGGTATTATGCAAAAGTAAAAGGTAATGGTTCAACAGACTTTGACGTGGGTAGTGGGTTACAGACTTCTACCACGGCAGGGGTTATTTACACAAAATACCCAACAACCATGCGATCCGCTCCAACAGCTTCAATTAGTAATGTGCAGCTGAGTGACCATGTATCGTTCGCAAATACAGCAACTTTAGGATCATTTGCTGGCGGTTTTGATTCTGGATTTTTATCGTTGACTATATCTGCGGCTGGCGCTCAGAACAGAGCTGTCTTAGGATATGTGGTTGGGTCATCAAACGGATATGTCGACTTTTCTGCGGAGTTATAAATGTATAAAACAGCACAACTCATGTTTGGCAAAACAGAACCATCTTGCGTTATTCGTACAACTGATGGCGCTTGCATACCATTCGACCCGGCCAACACAGACTACCAAGCATATTTGAAATGGCTGGACGAAGGCAACGAAGTTTTGCCGCCAGATGAGCCAACAGCGGAGTAACAAATGTCAGACAGCGTATCAATGACCGAGGCCAAGCTGATGACTCACGAGGCTGTGTGCGCACAGCGCTATGAGACGATCAATCGCCAGCTTGAGAATGGTTCTGCTCGCATGACCAAAATCGAGTACTACATCTGGGCTGTGCTGGCCGCTGTCTTGCTTGGCCCTGGCGCTGCTGCTGAGTTTTTCAAGAAGCTGATCGGCCTCTGATGTGGGGCCAGAAATCATGCTGGCTTTGCAAGCAATGCGTGCTGCGTATAGCGGCATTCAGTATTGCTGCGATTGCCTGCGTGAAGGCTCTGTCGAAATTCAGCGCGTTAAGAAAACCGTGGAAGGCGGGGTTGCTGACGCTAAGAAGATTTATGCAGAAGTCACAGGCATCTGGGGGTGGATCAAATCTTTACTTGGTGCGCCTGCAAAACCTAATGGAAGCGCTATCGCCAAGCAGCATGAAGCCTCCGCCGAGCCAGTCAAATCACCCGCGAAAAAATCCAGCGCAAAAGACGAATACATCGACCACATCCCCACACAAGACGAAGTCGTGCAGCAGTTCATCGGCCACGTTGGCGAGTGGTTCGACAAGTACGCTTTCCTGAAGTCGTACACCGAGAAACGCTACGCAGAAGTTTTTGGCAAGGACGTGATCGACCAGAAGGAGGTTCTGGAGCTCACGCAGTTGCAGGTCGAAGTGGATGCCGCCTACCCAGCGTTGATGACCTTAATGACCAGCAACGCGCCATGGCAGCTTGGGCCGATCTGGTCGCAGTTTAAAGAGATGCAGGACAAGGTTAAGGTTGGGCAAGCGGCTCGCCAGATGAAGCAGAAACGTGAGCGTGCTGCGCTGGTGGCGAGACAGTACCGAGAGCGCAACGACCGCATCGACCGCAACGTGACGGTGTTTTTCTTGCTGCTCATGGTGGCCTACTTTTGGTTGTTGATTGGTATCATTGCGAATGTCTAAACCTGACAACCTTGGTGTGATTGTGTTTCTTGGCTTGCTGGTCATGTGCTTTGGCACAGTCATTTTCTGGGGTCTGTTTAAGTTTGCAGTTCAAGATGCCGAGCGCACACGCGATCGTCGTGAGTTGCACAAGGCTGCATTGGTTTTGCGCGAAGAGAGAGAGAAGCTCGAGCGTTTATTGAAGACGGTGGAAAACACCGAGAAAGGCAAGGAGTGAAAGAGCTATTACTGAAAATCATCGAGGCGCGTATCAATCGGCCCAAGCCAACCGTCGAAGAGGTCGAGGTGCAAGTGTGGGCTTTTGTGGTTCGTTCGATCACGATCATGGTGATGGTCATTGCGTTTGGCGTCCTGTACGCCATCGCGTTTGAGGTGCAATCAGAAGACCTGGCTCCAATCGACGCCATCTTCTTGGAAATCCTGAAAGCCATTGCCTTCATGGGTGTTGGCACATTGGGTGGCATCTCTGGTCGCAAGGCCACTACCGCGATCGCGCAGGCCATCGTTGGAAAGCCGGACGATGGACAGCCTTCTTAATCTGTTGAAGAGCGCAGCCCCAGCGCTGGCCACTGCGGTGGCTGGCCCTATGGGTGGCATGGCTGTGAAGGCCATTGCTGACAAGCTCGGCGTACCTGCGTCAATCGGTGAGGTGACTAAGGCTCTGGAGTCAAATCCAGAGCTGGCGCTCAAACTCAAAGAGATTGACACGCGTGCGTTTGAAGCTGAAACCAAAGCCGTCAGCGAACGCTGGCAGGCTGACATGGCCAGCGATTCGTGGCTGTCTAAAAACATCCGGCCAATGACGCTGATTTACATTCTGTCTGCCTTCATCTTGATGGCGGTGGCAGATGGTTTTGGATTCCGCATCGCTGAGTCCTACGTGAACCTGCTGGGTCAGTGGGGCATGATCGTAATGACCGCCTACTTCGGTGGTCGCACTGTTGAGAAAGTAATGGAGAGTCGCAAATGACAAATTTAACCCCACACTTCACGCTCGAAGAGCTGACCCACACCGACCACCGCGAGCTGGATAACACGCCAACGACCACCGAAAAGTGCATCATCAACGGAAAAGAAGTAACGGTCAACGCTGTTGCAAACTTGCCGCGACTGGCTGACTTTTTGGAGCAGCTAAAAGCCGTTTTGGGTGGAAAGCCAATCATGGTAAACAGCGCGTTTCGCTCAGAGGCTGTGAATAACGCTGTTGGCAGTAGCAACAAAAGCGATCATCGTCGCGGCTGTGCTGCTGACATTCGCGTGCCTGGCATGATTCCTGAGCAAGTTGTGAAGGCAATCATCGCCAGCAACCTGCCATATCAGCAGGTAATCCGCGAGTTTTCAGATCCTGTTAATGGTGGAGGCTGGACTCATGTGGCTATCACTACAAACGAAGGTGATGTGCCCATGAAATCCAAACTAATCATTGACCGAAGCGGTACGCGCGCTTACGTGTAAAACCACCTATACCCGCCGTGTTGTTTTCTTTTTCCAGACAACACGGCTTGTATGTTTCCTTGATTGAATCCATTTCTTGTTGCTTCTGCTTGCGATGAGAAATGTATCTTCTCTTTGGTCGAAATTGATACTCCGTAAATTGGTATGCTATTTTTATTCATAGCACCTCTTTTTGGAACTTGCAATCCTTCTTTTAGTGCGTGTATCAAGTTTTCAGAATGAGTGCAAGCCTCAAGGTTGCATAAGCGGTTATCGTCCTTTATGCCATTCTTGTGATTTATTTCTAGACCTTTTTCTATTGGGCCAATAAAAGTCTCATACACAACACGATGAGATCTAAATGTAAATTGCTTTCCGTACTTATAGAGCCTTATGTGTAAGTAGCCCTTTTCATGATTTGCTTGTTTTAGCAACTTTCCATTTCTAGAAAATTCGCCGTTAATGCTACAAAGGTAGTTTTCAAAATTAGGAATTGATTTCCACATATAACCTCATTCTTGGTTAATCATTCAAAGAAGTTGTGGCAGGTAGTGAATGAATCTACTTTTCCCCCGCTAAAGGTAGCCACAACAAATTATACGGCTCAATCTTTACAAAGGTTCCTACTGACAAACCAGCATAGAACAACACCAGTCAAGCCTGCTGACGCAAAGATCAACCCGATCAAAGTCAGCAGGCTTTTTAGTTCCTCGCTCATGTGTTGCGCTCCATCAATGTTCGGATGATTTCTTTGGTGTAGCTCATTCTGTTCGGTGATGGCTCCATGTTGTAGTCACGCAAAATCTCAATGATCTCGCTGTCAGCAATTCCGCGCCATCCCTTTGGTTCTTTGTAGCCAACTTCTCTGTGCGGCACTGTTAGGCCGATTGGTTTTCGCATTTTTTCTCCAGTGTTTCTTTTGCGTGTTCAAAGCCTAAATCGTAAGCGTTTGACATAGCTGTAATTGTGTTTTCATCGCAGCCTACGCCACGAAGCATTTGGATTAGCTCTTCTTTGGTCATTTGTTTTCCTTGATGCCGAAATTCTTGCAAGCGCCAGCAGGAGCCTTGATACACAGGTGATAGTCCAACGCACCTAGACTTCCAAACGTCCACATGATGATATGGAACCATCCGACAAGTAAAACCATTTTCATGTGTTCTTCTCCTTGAGTTTGGCTTCAATGACTCTAATGGCGTCATAGTGACCTGAGTACATGAGGCTTACATCCTCTCCCCATATTGCCTCGATGTCTCTATCCGTCAGCCCAACCCATGTGCGTTGTTGTGCTTTACCAAACGCTTCACCTCCAGCAAAAGCAGCGTTTAAAGCCACTTGGTAATCTTCAATGGTTGCTGGCAAACCTGTTGCTACGATGTTCATGTCTTACTCCTTAATGCCGTGGGCGGCTTCGATTGCGCGGACAACTTTTACAAAGTCATCAATCTTGCACATATCGCAATCTTCAAGGTCGTTATCACGCGCCCACCATTTCCGAATTTCCTCATACGTCAGCTGCTTGCGTTGTTGTGGTGTGGTGTAAAGCGCAAGGATGCCGTCCAATGGAAAACCAAGGAACTTTGCGCGCTCTGGTGTCATTAAGTAGCCATCATGGGCATAAAACGCTGGCTCACCCCGCTCTTTATCCATAGCAGCCAGCTCTTCTGCCAATCCTTCGTGCTTTTCAATGATTGATTTGAATAGCGGCTCACACTGCTCTTGCTTGGCTAGTGCTTCTTCTAGGGCTTTGATGGCTTCAATAACATCATCTCGCAGTGCGTATGTATTGTTCAACGCCTCAAGCGCCAGCTTCATTGCTTCTTTACTCATAAATATTCCTTAGTTCTTGTGTTTCCGTCACCGCCGTAAGGTATGCAATCACCATCCCAACCTTGGGCTGGGCAACGCTCAAAAGGAACGCAATGAATTTGCATATCGTGTACTGATAAGTCATTAAACGCATCACGCGCCTCATCGTATGCAACAGAATAAGGGTCATCAATTTCATCTTCTGGCACAACAATTACATAGTCAAATTTGCAGGTGACAGTTACAAGTTTTAGTTTTGTCATTACATTGGGCTTTCTTGCAGTTGTGCGCGTTGCGCTTGGTTGTACGCTTTGATTTGTTTGGCAGTCCAAGGCACAGCGCCTGTTGCTGGTGGGAAAGGCCAATTCATTTCATCCTCTTTCTTTGCATTTCAGTGATTTGTTCACGCGCTTCGCGCAAGTAATCGACCTCGGTGATTGGTTGCTTCTTGGCGTACACCTTGGGTCGTGGAATGCGCACGCGCACACGCTTAACCTTTGGTGGCTCCTTCGGCCATGCTGCAGTCGGTATGAGTGTGGTCTTCACGGTTCATCCTCCCGCTCTACTGGCTCAACGCCAGTTCCGTGACACTTGCGGCAAGCTGCACCGTCATACATCCCTTCACCGCATCCTCCGCACCACGAGCAAATTTCGTCTTCGTCGTCTTCGTCGTGTTCGTTTTCGGTGTCCATGTAAACACGTTCGATTGATGTGTCGCTGGCATAAGCATTTTTAGATGCTCCGAATATCTTGTCGAAGTTTGCAGCGAAATCGCTATGCGGCACGCTGAATGGCCTTGGCGCGCTACCTTTTCCACCGTCGCTCATAACACCACCTTCACAATCCGAAGTTCACCACCACGACCTTGAAGACACTTGCGCGCTGCTTCGACAACATCTTCACGCGTCTGGAATAGCGGATACGGGCAGCGGTGATAATCTCGATGCTCGTTTCCATGTGTATCGAACACTTGATTGAAGTAGTCAGAGTTCGAATAGCGATACCAACCAAACCAACCCGTTGGGCGTGCTTCTTGAATCAGCACCTCAGAAGCTGGCGATGCAGTTGTGTCTTTGATTTCGATTTCGTCGCTCATAACACGCCTCCATCCAGCAAATGCGATGCGCTGATTGCTATGGCGACAGCAGCCGCCGCAATCCAAATCAAAATTGTTTCTTTCATAAGTCCATCACCTCAACGTCATGTGGTTTTTTCTTGCCAAGCAAAATCTCTCGGATTCGCTTCTCTGTGTTGCGGTGCACTTGGATGATGGTTCGCTCTGGAAGCTGCTCTAGGACGTTTGCATAATCCTCCAGCACCGCGCGAACGGCCATCATGCCCTGCGCATCAAGGCGTATCACGCCGTTTTTGTGATATCGCTTACCTGCGTGCGCAAGCGCTGCCACTGCGTCCTCGATCAAGCCTTGGCTGTCTTCAACGATGCTCATCGCCACCATGGTTTCCATGAGGTTCACCGCATCGCTACACACGCGCCAGTCGTCTGTCGTTGGCGCTGGCGCTGTCTCAATGGACGCAAGGCCGTTCCACATCCTTGTGAGCTGGTGGCGGCGACGCTCTGGCTTCATTGGCTCCGTTGGAGAGGCCATCATCACATCCATCACCGTGTAGCGGATTGGATATTTCTGGCGTTTCATACGGCCTCACCGCTTACCGATGCGACCCAACCGTCAACATCCTTGCGGCGGTAGCGCACAGGGCTTCTGCGCGTGTTGCCGAGCTTAATGTATTTTGGGCCGTACCCTTTGAAGCGCCAGTTCTCAAGCGTGCCAATGGTCACTTTGAGAATTTCGGACACCTCATCGGGCGTTAAAAGTTCGTTTTGATTCATGGTATTTTTTGGGGCCGAAGCCCCTTGGTTTAGATTGGCGAGTCTTCGTGAGATTCGGGAGCTGCGTCCGTATGCGATGGTGCGCGATGCTCCACGTCAATCACGCCATCGTCGTCCACGCTAAGGGCCTGTTCAGCGACTTTTTGCAGGCGGCTAGCCCGTTTGGGTGTCGCTTGTTTTTCTTGCGCTTCTGGGGCCGTTTGCGCCTCTGCTGGCGGCATGAATAAATCGTCGTCGTCCTTCAAGACGCCTTCAATATCGGTGCTCAGTGGCAAGCGCTTGCTGTGTCGGCGGATGACGGTCTTTTTCGCCATTTCTGCGAAGTCGCTGACCCATGGGCCGGATTTACCACTTCGGCTACGTGCGCGGATTGCGTTTACATCCTCGACCGACATGACCTCACGGGATTTTTCGCCGTCCTTCATGGTGACGATGGAGTAAACCGCGATCAGCTCGCCACGGTTGGACAGGGCGGGCTTGTGGCTAATGTGCTCCTCATCGCCAAGGCTGAAATCGAAGTTGTCGTTTTTATAGACCGCTTGGACTGACCAGGTGCTGATCTCGCCGCTGTTGCGCACCAGCTTCATAATTCCAGCGACCATCGGCATCCATTGGGCGTTGTTGCCAAACGTGACAATTGCGCCCTCGCGCCCGTCTGGAAGCAAACCCATCTGAGCTGCACGTGTGGCCGCTGCAAACAGCGTGCGGCGGTCGGCGTCAAGCAGGGCTGGGTTCATCTGAACGGCGGTGAGCGTGACGCGCACAAACTTCTCGGTGCTGACATGCGCAGGCAAGGCCGCTTTGAACTGGGGGGCCATCTTCTCGATGGCGTGTCGCACTTCTTGCACGACGATTTGATTGCTACTCATGGTTTCTCCTAAAAAATACAGGTGGCCGACCTGTGGCGGTTATTTCTTTGGCTTGCGTTGCGAAATTCTCAACATTCTATACCCTTTTCTGCCACCGTAGGTCAATCCGACCATTTCTTTTGTAATTAAAGTCGGGGGTGTTTCGGTCTGAATTCCTGCGCTGATGCTCCAGCCTTCGAGGATGACTTTCTCGGAGTCGCCAATGGCCTCCAGCAATTTAGCCTTGCAGACCTCTTTGTCTTCTTCCCAGTTTTTCGCCTGATCTGCGGCGTGCTTATAGTCGGCCACCAAGCGGGCGATTTCCTCATTGTTGCTGGCGTCCAACACCTTGCCTGGTTGCGCGTATTGGTTCAACCGGATGAGCACCTCGGCGTCTGCGGGCATGACAGGCGTGGGTTCTTGGCCCGCTTCTATGGAGGCCCAAAACTCGGCCACCTTCGCGCGGATTGCGGCGATCACGGCCTCATCGCGCTCGCGCTCGATCACCACGCCTCGGTTGCCTGCGATGAACGCGCCGATGAATGAGCGGGCAAAGCCGCTGACAGCCATCTGGTGCTGGACTTGCATTTCGATGTGCTCAGGGGCTTCGATGCTGCCATCGTCGTGCTCAATCCAACCGTCACGGAATGCCAAGTAATCCACGTTCTTGATTTCCAAGTGCGCGGGCCCGTCTGGATGGTTGGTGATGACGAAATCGAACGAGCTGCCAAGCCGCGCGTCTGGGTCGCGGTAATACTCCTTCATCGGCTTGATCTCCCAGCCGTTTTCCTCGGCGATGCCATGGGCGATGGCGGATTCGAGGCGGTTGCCCCACTTCATTCTTTCGTTGGCTTTGAACTCAGGCACATCGCCAGAGCGTTTACGGTGCCAGAGGTCGAAGTGCGTCACGTACGGGCTCATGCCAAACAGCGCAGCGGATTCGGTGCTGGTGACGTCCTTCGTGCGCATCTCAAGCCAGTGCGCCTCGTTGTCTGGCTGGATGATTTGTACGGTGCGGATTTCTTGTGGTTTCATAGGTCTAAAAAGATGTGGTCAATCGCCATGGCGATTAGGAGGATGGTTAGGGTCATTGTTGGCTGCGCGCTCTGATTGCACTGGCGCACATAACGAAGGCTCCACCAAGCATATTCAGCCCCTCCGGATGCTCTTCGCATAACTTCGCGCAAGCATCTCGCTCGTGTTGCACACCTCGGTTATAAGCCTCAGTAATCAACAACTGAATGCGCTCTTGCAACAACTTTGCGTCGCTCTCAAGGATGGATATGCCGAAATGCTCGGCCATCATGCGGCTGTGGCTCATGCTTCACCTCTTGCTCGGATTGCATTTGCAATATCAACCGCCGTTCCATTTTGTGGAGGCATTGAAGTCAACTGAAAGTTGGGTGCATGACGTTTACTTTCAGCAATTGCAATACACTCCTCACGCTCTTTAGCTGCTACCAGTTTGGCAAAGGCTTCAATTTCTTTTGTTGATAATGTCCAAAACTGCCCATCAAATGCGGTACTTTTTTCAATCGTGCTTTCCTGAAGCATCCCAATGATTTCGTCTTGTGTCATTTCTCCACCCCATCCAACCGATCAGCAACCAAAGTCGCGTATCCGGCAATATCTCGCCAACTGTCGGAATAGTCTGGGTCGCCGTTTAGGATGCGGGCGATTTTGTGGCAGATCATGTCCAAGGCCTCGGTCTGGTCGTCTTGGAATTCCTTTTTATTGGCGCTCATTGCATCGTGGACAACATATTTCAGTCGTTGAGCGATATTGGCGTGGTCTTTAAACTTCCCGTATCGAGCGCCGCGCTCTTCTAGGATTTTGTTGATTTCGGTCATTGGTTTCTCTCCTTAATCATGGCGTCTGCAACAAGGTAGCAATCTCTTGCGATAACTTCAGGAATCTCCGCGTCTTGAAAAATATCGCCAGTGTTAAGCCAGTCCGTGATGACTGCCTGCATCGCCTTGGCCGCGAAGTAATCGCGCAGGGTCATGCCCTCCGTATACTCAAATGCTGTCTCCGCTGGGAACGCTGTTCCGCCCGTTTCTTTATTCATGCTTCTCTCCTTCTAATTTGTATCCATTGGCGATCAATTCGTTGTCGTTGACGTCTATGTATGAACCGTCATCAAAATCCAATTTGAAATAGTCCGGCGCTTTCATGTGGCGCTGACGAATGATGCTGAAAATTGTTGCTTTGTCACCATCAAACACAACTCTGTCTCCAGCTTTGAGTTCATCTATCCAGCTGCTCATTGCTTTTCTCCTGTTGCTTTGGCGATGGCGGCGCGGGCCTTGTCAAAGGTTGGTTTGTTCCAATCGTCTTCATCCATTCCCATGTGCGTCAGCATGGCATTCAGAGCATCCAGCAAATCAGGCGCAGCGGCGATCAGGCGGGCGTTGGCTTCTGCCTCACGAATTGATCGCTCAGTTTTTCCGACACGCAAATGCAAGGCAACTGCAACAAGGTCACCTTCGGTGTCGATCACATCATTAAATTCACGACCCGTGTGAGTCCACGGCCCAAGTGTGTGCTTCGCGCTCATGCCGACCACCAAGCAGTCAAAGCCAAGGCAAGCATCGCGCCAATCAATACCGCGACAAAATAATCCTTCGCAGTGTGGCGATAAGGCAGCGGCTCGGGCTTGTAGTTCTCTCGAAATGTGTTCATCTCTCTCTCCGGTTAAATGCAACACCGTGTTGCAATGAACGCAACTATACATCAAGAAATGCGACTAAGTGCAAATAAATGTATTTGCGTTGCTTATTTTCCACAGATAACCCGTTGCGTTTTTTGCTATACTTTGCGCATGAATACAGAAAACGCAACACCCACAACACCTGCCGATAAGTGCATCCAAGCCTTCGGCGGCGTGCGCACCCTTGCTAAATTGCTAGGCCGCAACGCATCATCAATCAGCCGTTGGCGCAAGTCCAAAAAGGAAGGCGGCACCGGCGGCTGCGTCCCATCGGCCCTGCAAAATCGGGTTTTAACACTCGCCAAGGCTCATAACGTGAGCCTGAGTGCGGAGGATTTGATTTGCGTGGTCGAATGATTAAATTCGGCTCCGTATGCTCAGGCATTGAGGCGGCATCCGTGGCTTGGCATCCGCTTGGATGGAATGCCGCTTGGCTGTCTGAGATTGAGCCCTTTCCAAGTGCGGTGCTTGCGCACCACTATCCTGACGTCCCTAACCTTGGCGACATGACAACTTTGCCCAACCGCATCTCAAGCGGAGAGGTCGAAGCGCCAGATTTATTTTGCGGCGGCACACCATGCCAAGCATTCAGCGTTGCCGGAACACGCAAGTCGCTTGACGATGAGCGCGGCAATCTTTCACTAACTTTTTGCGAGATAGCAAATGCAATTGACACTGCCAGAGATGGAATTGGACTTGAGCCAGCCATCATTTTTTGGGAAAACGTCCCAGGGGTTCTCAGCACCAAAGATAACGCCTTCGGCTGCTTTCTTGCAGGACTTGCCGGAGAAGATGAGCCACTTGTCCCGTCAGGGGAAAAATGGTCGAACGCTGGTGCTGTGTTTGGCCCCAAAAGAGCAGTCGCGTGGCGCATTCTTGACGCCCAATATTTCGGAGTGGCCCAACGCCGCCGCCGTGTGTTTGTTGTCGCAAGTTCTCGAAACGGATTCGATCCCGCCTCGGTTCTTTTTGAGTTCGATGGCCTGCGCAGGGATTTTGCGCCGAGCCGAGAAACGAAAAAAGACGTTACCGAGTGCGCTGGAACGCTCACTGCGAATGGTGGCGGACTCAATCGGCCCGCAGGAAACGCCAACGAACTCGACTTCTGCGTGACCGTTCAAACAGCCAAATGTCTTACGGCTGGCGGCAATATGCGCTATGACTTCGAGACTGAGGATTTTGTTGTTCACGGAACTCAAGACCCATGTGAAAGCGATGGCCTTGCGTTTACGCTTGGGCGAAATAATGGAGACGAAAACGCATTAATGCAGGCGATGCCGATCAACACAATGATTGCAACTCGTCACAATCAGCTTGGTGAACGCACAGGTTTTGGCATTGGTGAAGCTGGCGACCCTTCTTTTACTTTAACTAAGGGGCACAGCCATGCTGTTTATGCGTCAATGGCAGTGCGCAGGCTAACACCAGTCGAATGCGAGCGCTTGCAGGGCTTTCCTGACAACTACACAAACATTCCATGGCGTAAGGCCACCGAAGCACCTGATGGGCCTCGATACAAGGCGCTTGGCAACTCATGGGCTGTGCCTGTGGTGCGATGGATTGGAGAACGAATCAACTTGGCCTTGGAAATCTCTGGGGCACCAAAATGACCATCACCCTCCGCCCCTACCAAAACACGCTTATTGAGCGCACGCGGGCAAACTTCATAACGGGCAAACGCGCCCAGCTTCTCGTACTAAGCACTGGTGGTGGAAAAACTGTTTTATTTTCTTATATGACAGCAAAGGCGGTCGAGAAAAACCTCACCGTCTGGATTCTTGCCCACCGCGTTGAGCTGCTAGAGCAAATCTCGCGCACCTTGAGCGTTTTTAATGTGGCTCACGGAATGGTCGCACCTGGCTATATGTCTGACAGACGCCAGAAGGTGCAGGTCGCGTCTGTGTTCACGATGGTGAGGCGCATGGAGCGTTACGACCCGCCGGATTTAATCATCGTGGACGAGGCCCATCACGCGATCAGCGACAGCACATGGGGTAAGGTCATTAAGGAATTCCCGAAGGCCAAGCTGCTGGGCGTCACGGCCACACCAATACGGCTCTCAGGCGAAGGATTGGGCGATTTGTTTGAGTGCATGGTGCAAGGGCCAACAATGCGCGAGCTGATTGAGCTTGGTGCGTTAAGCCCATACCGCCTGTTCGCTCCGGCTGGTGTCGATCTATCAGGTGTGCACACCCGCATGGGCGACTTCGTGAAATCGGAGCTTGAGGCGGCGATCGACAAGCCATCCGTGACCGGAGATGCTGTTTCCCACTACCAACGCCTCGCTCCTGGACGTCGCGCGGTGGCGTTTTGCGTCTCCGTTGCGCACGCCAACCATGTGGCCGAGCAATTCAGGGCCGCTGGCATCACGGCGCAAGCTATCGACGGTTCGATGGAGCGCGGGTTGCGCCAGTCGCTTTTAAAGGAATTTGCAGAGGGTCGCATCCAGATCATCACGTCATGCGATTTGATCTCCGAGGGTTTCGACGTGCCTTCCATTGAGGCCGCAATCTTGCTTCGGCCAACCCAGTCGCTTGGGCTGTATTTGCAGCAGGTCGGGCGGGCACTGCGCATCTTTGATGGCAAGACCGAGGCCATTATTCTTGACCACGCTGGAAACGTTAAGCGTCACGGCCTGCCAGACGAGGAGCACTTATGGTCATTGGATGGCTCATCCAAGAAGAAAGCGGCCAAGAAGTCAGAAGTGCCGGTCAAGACCTGCGGCTCATGCTTTGCAACCGTTGCGGCCATGGCGACGCATTGCTCCTGCGGCTATGAGTTCCCAGTCGTCAAGCGCGAGGTAAACCACGTCGATGGCGAACTCCAAGAGATCGACCTGCAAGCCGCAGCCAAGGCAAAACGCATGGAGCAGGGGCGGGCGCAAACGGAGCAGGACTTGGTGGCCATTGGACGCGCTCGCGGGATGAAGCGACCAGAGCTGTGGGCCCGCCATGTGCTTCGTGCACGCCACGCAAAAGAGGCTCGCCGTGTCTGAGTGCCTTGGATGCCAGCGATGCGAGACAGGGCCGATGGTGACGCTCTCGGACGGGCGCAACGTCTGCAACTTCTGCGAGGATTACCGAGAGGAGTGCGAGGCTCGCCATGTGATCTCGTTGCCAAGCAAGTACGACCGGCGCGAGTACATTGATGGCATCACGAAAAAACGTGGCGAGGCGGCTGGGTTGCGGTTGGCCGAGGTGGTTAAGAATTTGTGGACGGTGCGATGACTGAGAAAAAACTATCCGAGGCAGATTTAATGCGATCAATCATGCTGGCGCTGTCAGCCAATGGGCACATGGTGTTTCGAGGGAACGTGGGACTGTTTTTCACGAAAGACGGTCGGCCCGTGAAGTCTGGATTGCCGGTTGGCTTCAGTGATTTGTTCGGCTTCACCAACGATCGTCGGCCATTTTTCCTAGAAGTCAAGACGGAAACGGGACGAATCTCTGCAGCGCAGCACGCGTTTCTAAACTCAATGCGCAACCGTGGCGCTCTTGCTGACGTCGTCCGATCGGTAGATTCTGCTTTGTGGGTGTTGCGTAAACCGCAATAAACCATGGTATATTTTGATCGGGGCTTGGCCTGACTAGCTATCAGGCGACAAGGCATGACCCTGGCGAGTGCTGCCCCACTTTTTCGCCAGTTTTGAGAGCCAGGTATGAATGCACAACAAGAATTTAGAGACGCCATTGCCGCAGCGGGTTTGACGCCCCCTGACGAGATTATTGGCGATGGGAAAATCCAGCGGTTCAGCTCAAACGGCAACCCGCGCGACAAGGCCGGTTGGTATGTTTTCCACGATGACGAGCGACCCGCTGGCCGCTTCGGATGCAACCGGTCGCAGATCGACGCCACATGGTCATCCAAGAACAAACGCGAGTTCACGCCCGAAGAAAAACAAGCGTGGCGCAAGAAAATGGACGATGCCAAGGCCCAGCGCGAGGCCGAGGCAGTACGCGAGCGCGCTGAGTGCGCAACAAGATCGGCCCAAATGTGGGAGCAGGCTCAAGAGATGAGCCACCCCTACGGCGTGCGCAAGCAGGTCGGCACCGAATGCACCCGAGTATTAAACGGCGAGCTGCTGATTCCACTGCGCCATGGCCCTGGCGCTATTGTTGGCCTCCAGCGCATCGCCGAAGACGGGGAAAAGAAATTCCTGAAAGGCACGCCCATCACCGGCGCATACACGGTGCTCGGCAAGCCATCCAAGCTCGGGCCGGTCGTAATCTGCGAGGGCTGGGCCACAGGCATGTCCATCCGAGCCGCAACGGGCTATTGCGTGGTGGTGGCCTTCAACGCGGGCAACATCAAGACGGTCGCCAAGAAAATACGCGCCGCGCTACCCGAGGCCGAGATCATTATTGCGGCGGACGACGACGCATTCACGGTGCGACCCGCAAGCCACCCGCAGGCAGGCGAGGCATGGAATCCTGGCATCTTGGCGGCGGTTGAAGCGGCCACAGAAATACGTGCAAAGATAGCCACGCCACGCTGGGAAGACGAGCGCGGCAAAGGAACGGACTTCAACGACCTGCACACAAGCGAATCGCTCGAATCAGTAAAAACCCGTATTAACAGCGCAATATTCGTTGCAGCACCTGATAATCAGCCAAAGGTCAATGCGGCGAGTGACCTGCCTCCGACCGGCCCAGCAGCGGTTGAGAAAGCAAACAACCCCGCAAGCAGCGGTGCCGTGTTCTCTCAAGCGGTAGCCGCTGCACCCACTGAATCGCTCCCAGCGCCTGCCTCTCAGATGGTGGACTATTACGGCTGGCTTCCAAACACCAACGACAAAGGCAAGCCGCTGGCAACCATTGAGAACCTGAACGAAGTCTTACGCAGGCTGAACGTGATCGTGCGCTACAACGTCATCAGCAAGGAGGAGGAAATTCTCATCCCGACCGTTGGCTTCAGCATGGACAACAGGCAAAACGCAAGCCTCTCATGGCTGATATCGGAGTGCGCCAAGTTTAAGATGCCCGTCGACCGCGTGCCGGACTTCGTGACCTACCTTGCCGACCAAAATCAGTACAACCCTGTGGCGCAATGGATTACAAGCAGCCCATGGGATGGACAAGACCACCTTTCACAGCTCATAGCAACCGTCAAAGCCAAGAACGAGGCCAAAGACCCGCGCGTGTCGGCCATGAAGACCGCTTTTATGACTCGTTGGCTGATCTCCGCAGTCGCGGCGGCATTTCGGCCAAACGGCGTTTCAGCCCATGGCGTTTTGGTATTTCAGGGCGCGCAGTACATTGGCAAGACAAAGTGGTTCAAAACGCTCGTGCCGGACACCCTTGGCGTGCTCAAGGACGGGATGCTCCTGCGGCCAGACGACCGCGACAGCGTCATGAAGTGCGTCTCAAACTGGCTGGTGGAGCTCGGCGAGATCGATGCCACGTTCCGCAAATCAGACGTGGCCGCGCTTAAATCATTCCTGACAAGCGACCGAGATGTATTGCGCAGAGCTTACGCCCGCAAGGAGTCCGCATACGCCCGCCGGACAGTATTTTTCGCCAGCGTGAACCCCAAGAATTACCTGCACGACGAGACAGGAAACCGCCGGTATTGGACGATCGAATGCGAGTCGCTAGACCACGACCATGGCGTTGATATGCAACAGTGCTGGGCTCAAATCTACGAGCAACTGTACCTGCCAGGCGAGTCTTGGTTCTTGACTTCTGAGGAATTGGACGCCCTGAACACGCACAATGAGGAATTTACAGTTATTGACCCGATTGAGGACTTAATTACCAATTCTCTTGATTGGAAGACGTCCGCATCTGAGTGGCGTTGGATGACACCTACTGAGGCACTTATGGCAGTTGGCAAGCAAAACCCAACAAAGGCCGATGTGACTAAGGCAGGCATGATTATTAGAAAGCTGAACGGGAACTTACATAATCGCAAGGGAACTGCCCGTTTGTTGAGTATTCCACCCATCAAGGTGTCACGTGTCACTTAACGTGTCATTCCGTAACCCTTTGATTTTCCTATATATATACCACTATGACACCTATGACTATATATATACAACAAATAGGAAAATATAGAGAACAAGGGGCGCGAGGAGCGCACGCGAGGGGCGTATGCGTAACGCGTAGCCTATTTGGAAAGTTGGTGTCACGTGTCATGACGCGTCATTGGATTTTTGACGGGATGAATAAAAAATGAAAAGTAATACTTTTTTGAAATCATGACAGCTTTGACACTTTGTCCACCTGTGCTAACATATTGCCACGTTTAAAAAGGAGTTCTCATGGAAAAATTCGACAGCGGCATCATGCGTTTTTTTGATGTTGAGACAATGGTCAACAAGAAATTCGATATGGCAAAAGAACAGATTGTTTGGTTGCCCGTTTCAAAGATTGCTGAGATCATTGGCGTTCCAATGACCGTTGGAAGTTGCACGCAGATTGGCGTATGGGCAACAAAGAAAGGCCTGAAAAAAGGACGGTCAAAAAACCAAAGGCTCGTCTTGATGCCGATGCCAAACATGGAGCTGTGATGGTCGAAATCAGAGTAAACACGGACGAGATTTCCAAGCAACTGCGCTGGTATCAACGCGAGCAGCTTCCATTTGCAACCTCACTGGCGCTCAACACGGTAGCCAACGACGTGGCCGCTGACGTCACCGCATCCATGGACACAGAGCTGGACAAGCCAACACCGTTCACAAAGATGGCTTTCCTGACCAAGTCCGGCAAGTTCAAGGGCAAGCGCTCAAGCAAGCACGACCTGAAGGTGTCAATCATTGCCGACCCAGTGCAGGCCGAGTATCTGCTGTTCCAAGTCGAAGGTGGTATCCGTAAGCCAAAGAAGCAAGCAATCCTCGTGCCGACACTCAAAGCACCCAAAGACAAATACGGAAACATCACACGATCAACCCGCCGCAGGTACGCACAGCCAACGGGCACGCTCTTCCACGCTGGCGAACGCGAGAACAAGCAGCCAGGTGTTTACAAACGATCACGTCGCTCTGCCGTTGAGATGTTGGCGTCCTATGAGTTGCAGACCGAGTACAAACCACGCTTCAACATTTACGCTACCGCATCCAAGTCGGTGCAAGCAAACTTCAACAGACGAATGGTCGAGGCTTTGATCCGAGCTTTGAACACGATGAAGAGGTGATGAGATGAGTTATCCACTTGGTCGCGGTATAATGTAGACACTATGCCATACAAGAACCCTGAAGACGTAATCAAGTGGAGAGTTGAGAACCAAGATAAGGCTAGGCTTTATCGACAACGTTGGCTTGCTGGTGAGGCAGGCCAAGCGTATTTAAAGAAACAACAAGAAGCAAAGCTGAGAAGGCAGGCCATACGAGAGAAGGTTGCAGCAGAGCAATCGGAATATCTAAAAGAATTCTCAGATCGAATGAGAATTAATAGAAACGATAAGCATAGAAGGTATCGAGCCAAGAAGAGAGAGTTAGCTATCCAAGCTCTCGGTGGTGAATGTATCGTGTGCGGTATTGACGACCATGATGTATTGGAGTTTGACCACATCGAACCATTGCTTAGAAAGACAAACTCACATAAAAAATGCAAAGGTGATACATACCAAGAAATACTGAAAGATGAGAATTCAATTGGTAAGTTTCAATTGCTCTGTGCTAACTGTCACACCAAGAAGACAAGGATGAATAATGAATATTCATTTAAGGGAAAACCCCAATGACCCCCCCATCACGGTTCCTTCTAGGC